TCTGATATTTCTGGGGACATTTTTAATTCCAATGGTTTGTTTATGGCTGCATACTCTTCAGGGTATTGAATGGAAAGTTGATGTATCCGGCTTCCCCAAATATTATTGAATATTGAAATAACCTTATCCTTGGATACTTTCTGAAGCTGTGCTCCATCCCAATAAAAATACTTATTATAGTCCAAATCGTCCCAATAAACAATACTTGCGATAATAGCATGAGAATCTTTCATAATTGCAAACCGGTTACTTTCTGACGAAAAAAGACTTTCTACACTGGGGCCAATAAAACACAAATGTGTTCCGTGTGTGCGCACTAACCAAAAAAATGGCTCATTGGTCTTTTCAAGAGTTTTCAAATCATACTTCTCGAAATCAGAGATGCACAATTTAGTATCGTATAACTCTTTGCGCATTTGTTCAATAATTTCTGGTATCATACTTCTTTATTTTAATTTTCACTTTTTATCAATCTTCCAGTATAACCACGGTATTCAAGCAATGTCACAATAAGATGATCTGGCACATCTCTCAAACGTCTGTAATTTTCCGTTAACACTTCAAGCAGATATTCCTCATCTTGTCCCTGCAAAAGATTAGTCAATTCCCAGCCATAACTTGTGTACATACCTATATATTTACTACTTTGGAATAACGTAATTCTCCAGTGTATCCACGTCTACGCAATTCAGCAAACAACATGTTGTCATCAAAGTCAGACATTTTCAGAGTAGCTTTTACTCCTTGTTGAGTTATGCCCCCACTGGATTTGCGTCTTCTTTCTTTGTCACACTTCTTACAATAGTTTGCCAACCCATCTTTGGTTGCCTTGTTCTTAGAAAAATTTGATTTGGGCAAACTCTGACCACATTCTTTACACACTTTTGTTTCCATTATTGTCTTGATATTAATTGTTCTCTTCAGGATGGAGTTTCAAATACTCGGTAAGTTCACAGTCATATATTTGTTCCTTAGCAATTTCAGAAACAAGGGAATCTCCTTTAGTCTCCCAGAATTTCACCAACAAATCAATATTGGCGCATTCTGGGTGCTCTGTAATTATGCGCTCTCGGATTTCTTTTGGGATGCTATCAACTACATCGCACACATAATTCAAGCGGCAGGCTTTTAATGTTAGTATAACAATAACACATCCCACGATTACTTTGAATATCTTTTTCATTT